GAATTACGATATAAATAAAGGTGTACCCACCTAATAAAAAAAGGAGGTAAGAAAAGTGGAAAAGAAGTTAAAAAAATGCTTCGAATATTGGACCTATTCGAAGCGCTAGTGATTAAAATCATTTCCTTGATTGGTTGGGTTTTGATTCTAATCAAACTATTTAACTAAGTAGGTTGAGAGGCTTGTCCTCTCTTCCCATTACCATTATAAAACCACTTTTCAAAGAAAACAATGGAAAAATTAATTTTAAAAGCTATCGAATTGATTGGACTTATTGCAGTATTAGTATTCTTGATTTCAAAATTATTCTAAGGGAGGTATAACCGTGTCAACTGAAGCGCAGAAGAAAGCTAGCGCAAACTATGCTAAGAAGATGACGAAATGTGTCAATCTTGCATTCAATAAAAAAACAGATGCAGACATTCTAGAAAAACTTGATCATGTCGAATCTAAAATGGGTTACATTAAAAAACTTATAAGAGATGATATTGAGAAAGCAAAAAAGGACCAGAGCAATTAAGCCCTGGTCTTTTCTTATGCTTTAAATTGTTGTGTAGTCGAGATTTAGTCGAGATTTAGTCGAGTTTAGTCAACATCTTTATGAATAAACTCATAATAAAACTTAAATTAGACTTTTTTCAAATATCTTTTAGCAACCCATCCACTAGGAATCTTTGCCCAATCTCCATCGAATTTAGACACAGTAACACGAGTGCCATAATTTAGACAGCCGTCCTTGTCGTAATCGTGAGCCTTAGCGTTCTTAGTTAATTCCTCATATGTCTTTCTTCTACAGTTAGCTCCTGGTCCTGTTCTGACACTTAAATCACTAGCAGTAATCATATAAGTACCTAAAGTGCTAGATGCATTGCTCTGTGGCTTAGGTGTAGGAGTTTCAACGTGTTCATTAACACTCTTATTTAAGATACCCTCTACAATTGCCTTTGCGCACTTGTCAGCGTTCCATTTCACTTTATCAATAGCGTTGTCAACAAAGCAGCACTCAACAAGTAGTGCTGGAGAATTAGTCTTTCTCAACACATATAACTTAGTAGATGTTTTAACACCTCTGTTTCTAATGCCTAGAGTGTTAGAAATATTCTTGACGATTCTTTCAGCTTCATCTTTGGCTTTTGAGTTGTCGCTATAGACATATACCTCTGTACCTGTTCCGCCTCCAGCGTTGAGATGAATAGAGACATCTAAGTCAACCTTATGATCATTACACTTATTTACAATTGCTTTTAAGTTAGAATTCTGGTCTTTTCCATTATCATCAGTACAGTCATATACTGTATGTCCGTTTGCTCTTAACAACTCAATGACTTTATTTTTAACTTTTCTGTCTTCATTGACTTCGTCTAATAATCCACTTGCTCCACGACATTTTAAGCTATGTCCACCATGTACGTTAAAATTCATATTTTATACCTTCTTTCTTATTATAATTCAATTCCTTCGATTTCCGCTCTAATCTTTAGAGTGCGAATATAATTCCCTAAATGCTTTTTCTGCTCTTTTAATAGATCGAGCGAACATCTAGGAATGAATGTCAAAGTACGTGCCTCGTACTTGACAGTCATATCATCTAATTTGTCATATCTGATTTTAGCCTGCCAATATTCTGCCTTAAATCTGTCCTTATAATCAGAACTGTTCATAAGTTCAATAGTGTCCTGTAATTCCATTGTTTAATCCTCCTCAAGATATGTGCCGATTCCATAATTTTCAGCACACATGTATTCGATTCTGCATCCTCGTGCAGTATTCCAACCTTTTAAAAAGTAAGCCACATCGGCAGTTGATAGTAATTCAATGGATTTCCCAAGATACCACAAAGGAGTACCATCACCATTAATATAACTATCAATAATCTCTACATCATCACCGTACAGGCTCTTGATGTTTTTGATAGCCTTTTCTCTATTGAATTTGATTTCTTTTTCTGACAAGCCTTTCATGGGCTGAGAAATAAATATTTTCATTTCCTTACTTCCTTTCATTTAAATAAAAATGAGAGGCGCGTGTGTCCTCTCATAACGATATTTATATTTTAGTCTTCTTTATTAATAGCCTGTTCTGCTACTTCTAAGCCTTTAGTTAAAACAGATGGTACATTGTCACCTGCTTCAACGAAGTTTTCGATGATGCTTCTTAGTTCGTTAATAATAAGTGATGCTAATGTAAACCAACCTACGTATGTTGTGATAGTCAAGTCAACGTTGATAGTCTGACCGATCTCAATGAAGATTGCAGATGCGAGAAAGGCAACAAGTACCATGAGCCAGTAACCGAGTTTCTTCCAAACGCCCTTAACTCCCTTGGCGCTGTTGTCTTTTCCTGTCAGTCTAGATTTTCTAACTCCTGTAATATAGTCGATAATATTCAAGACTAAAAAACCAATAAATAAAAACCAGTGCGTACCTAATGCAGCGGTTAACACTGCTACAATAGTGCCCCCTACTGCATTAAGAGTGTCCATATATTTCAATGATGTGTCGTATAATTTCATTTTATTACCTCTTTATTTACATATTTTCTGCAATGATCCAAGCGTCTAGCTGTATCTGAGTGATGTTCGAATAACTCTGATAATTGTTGTGAGCAGAGTTGCACTGCTTAAATTGCATATATAATTCATTATTGTTAGTAACGTAGAATTTGACAGGAACGTCAAAGAATCCACCGTTAGCATGTATGATTGCATTGGCATCCGTATATCCCATGTTAGGGGCCCGCCAAGGAAATGCGTTAGTACGAACAGGAGTGTATAATTTGAATCCATTAATTCCGTTAGAATTGAGATGATTAACCGATGAATCAAACATGATTCTATAGATATTAATATCACCTAGGCACTGTCCGTATATAGTTCCTGTAAATGTGCCACCATTTAAACCTACGCCCAATTGTCTCTTATCAATTGCACTGCTGCCTGTGCCTAGAATATATCCTTTGAGATGTTCAGCAATGCATTCCAATCCCCATGCATTTGGATGAATTCCATCTGAACTCATCATGTTTTCAAAAGACAGAATGTTCTCAGCACCTGGAACTAGCATAAAAGGCTGATTTGTATAGCATGCTTTTGATATGTATGCAGGCATCAATTTATATCTTAATGCAAATTGGTTATTTCTGTTTTTGAACGCGACTCCAAAAGGTGCAAAATGAACAACTGCGTTAGGATAAGTATCCTGTACGTAACTAATTAATGTATCAATACAACCTTTAACTTTTGTTTCTTGATCACCATAAGGCAGTTCATTGTAGCCACCACCGATTAATACATCTGTTACCATCTTCTTATTACCGACTTGAGCCTCTACACCTTTTAGAAGAGTCAGATAGTCATTGGATGGATTAGAAAAGGACGCACCCCCTTTATGATTGATATAGATGTTGTCTGCAGAGAAGTGGCAATTCACTAACTTATTCTTAAGTCTGTCGCACCATCCTGTTTCATGGCCATCAGGAGTATAACCATCTCCATAACTGTCACCAATGAAAATCAGTTTTCTTTTGCTTCTGTTTTCTAGATTCATCTTAGTTCCTACCACCCTTTTCCCGTCGCCTGAATAGGCAATCAACCCTTCTTCAATGTTATCATCAGTTACTGTACTGTCTGATATATCAATCACTGTCTTGCCGTTATATATGACCTTGTTGATGCTCATATAAACACTCCTATGCGATTGTTACTGTAGTTCCGCCAGCAGAATTTTCACTCTCTGCGTATGGAATCGCATTAACAGTAACCTGTGATAGATAGTTATATTCTTTATCAGGCATGATTGTTTGCGCAGTTGTACTAGGGGTCACTGTCTTCTGCTGAGGTTTAGCACCTTCAGTGCCTGACATGGTACCTTTGATACCTAAAATAGTAACTCCATCACGAATATTTTTAGGAATAAGTTTAGCCTGTTCAGCAGTTGCAATCTGAACATTACCAGAACCATCGTGAAAACCCTGTGGAATCGTGTATACCTGTTCCTTGGTTGCGATGCTTCCTTTAACAGAGCCATTGTTCTTCATGGTACCAGTTAACTTAGCACCTCTTGCATATGCAGTCTTTCCAGTAAGCATTTCAGCAACTGCTATAGTCGCATCGCTCGAATCCACATCGAATGAACAAGTACCTGTTACTGTGGCACCTGTCTTATCATGAAATGTCATGTCTTTTAATACTTTATCTGCTGTCGCAGTATCACCTGTCAAGTCGATTAATGTTTTGCCTCCATAAACAACCTTATTTATATATTTAGTTTCTGCCATGTTTATAATTCCTTTCCTATATATACTGTATTTCCCCCTTCTTCGTTACTAGTTTCAAAGAAAGGGATTTTTTTTACTATTAAATCTTTATTGAGAAATTTATTTTTTGTCTTAATCTGCTGTTCGATATCTGTAGGTGTCACTGTGTAATCACCAGTGTAGATATCAGCATTCTTCATGCCTTGGTAGTTTTTTATATCAAGTCTGAACTCTTCAGAACATATCTTCATATCAGTACGAAAAGACATGTCTTTTGACTTGAACTCTAGTTTAAGTCGCACATCAGATCACTCCATCTTTTAATATTCTTTCAACATATGTAGTGATGATATTAGATGCAATCGCTTCTCCACCAGCAGTAATCGCACGCAACTGAATCTCAGCCCGATGTTTTTCTTTAAGTTTCAGAGTATCCTCCTGTGACAGATGCACTTCTATCGTGTCACCGCTTAGATGACTGCATTCTATCTGTTTATCAAAAACAATTATATTGTCTTGCATGATAGTGAAGTAGGCATACTGGAGAGTATTCACTTCAAACGGAAGTGTACATATTAATGTGGCAGTAGTACCTCTAATCATAAGCATCACCTCCTACCTGAGCATCATGTGACTACCTGAGAGCCATGTTCCTTTAGGAACGGTGCAAGTTTTCATTGTGAATACCCAGAAACCATTTTCTGCTCTGGCATACTTAAACCAGATTGGATAATCTGGACTGACAGAAATATCGAACATGAAAGCTGTATGTGTTTTAAGAACATTTTTCATTGTAGAATCATTTCCGAATTTTTCTCCATTAACTGTGGCCGTCATATGCCAGTCATTTGATAGATTTCCATGCCAGTAGAATTCCACAATAGTATCATTCCATTTAGCCTCTAACGTAATACCATTCTTTGTTTCGATAACATCATGCCCATAGAATTTTGTTCCGCTTTCTTGTGTATTTACCTTATTAATAAGTTCTCTCATATTCATGTACTCACTGCATTTACGCTCAACAGATGTGATATTTAATCCATCTAGATGCACCGCATATAATACTAAGTCTCTTGTGCCTGTACCGCTGTATATGTCGGTCTGATTGTATGATGGTTCTGCTCCGCCTGCCGGACCTTTAATGACTGTAAGTGTATGTGTCTCTTTTGTTCCTGTAGTTGTAAACCTTGCTACAATCAGATCTGTTCTTTTGATACCGCTTGTACCATTCTCAATTCGTACTGTTTCACTGCCAACAATGCGCATGAAACGCCCATAATTACAAAGAATGCCGTCATTTATTTTAATTTCATTGTTAGACACAATCTCCGCCGTCATTCTACTGCCTGCGTGTAGAACACCTTGATAATCATATAACGCTAGATACATATAGCCATGTAGTTCGGCACTGACTTCAGCATCTGTAATATTAATGTTCTTTATCACTTCGCATCACCTACCTTATAAGAAATTGAAAGATCATCATCACTAATCTTGATTATTTTTTGAGTTATCGGCTCCTTGAACGATATGCCTGTAATATTTTCCTTTGCTCCGACAATGTCAAAGAGTTCTGCATCATCAGCGTCAAAAGAGATTTCCAGCGTATCGCTCTCGTTTGCTTCTGCTACCTTCTCGGTCGCATTCTTGATTAATTCATCACGTTTTTCAACATTTACATCCTCATGTTTGTATGTCTTCCTGTTGAGCCCTGCATAAGTCTCATTGGATTCTGACCATGATCCATCAGATTGTAGATACAAGTTAATTCTTAATCTATTCAGGAGTTCACCTTTACCAAGACATAAAATGTGATTGTATGGCTTAGATTCGGTCTTTACTGTCATATCTATTTGATAGTCATTATCATACTGTAGCGTGTTGCTTAAATCGTTGATTTTTTCGGCATATAGATGGATTTTCCCATCAACACGATGCCTAATGCACAATCTCGCATTACTAGCGCCTAATGCTTTCTCTAAGGCTTGTAAAAGATTTATATCTCTTACATCATATTTAACGTTGATATTGCTAGCGCCTATGTTATCGACTACAAAGAGATTGCTGAACCTACCATCAATCAACACATTGATGCATGTGTTAGCTTCACCATTTAAAGTTAAATATGCACTTCCTGCTGGTGGTTGTACATATTCCTTTTCTAGCAGTCCTCGAAATGTAGGACCTATCAAAGTGATAGTGTTATCTGACGTATTAATCTTCAATCTCTGGATTATTCCACCAACTTCACTATCTTCCTTGTAAAAAAGAGACCCCACAGTAAACAAAGGGTCTCTATCTTCCAAGGATAATGTCAATTCAAAATCGTTCTTACTTACATCATACTTTCCTATCTCAATGTCAGCATCGAAATGAGTGAGGTATCCTAATTCGTTATAGTTAGCATCTGTATAGATATATTCTAATTCCATTGTGGCTCTCCTCTTCTTTCGACTAATTCAATGTCTATCTTGAATTTACCATTAGTACTTATAGAAAAGTCGCCTTCTGGTATCTTCTTGAAAGCATCATGAGTCTTGTCTCGGTAATCAAATATATTTGTTCTGATGCCGTCGGATGAGAATTTGAAAATTGTCTTATTAAACGTATCAATTTCTGCGTATTCGTTAGCTGCTAATGATATACCTATCTGATAGACATTTTCAGATATATTCACTAAAGGATTAGTACATTCACCATATATTCTAATTATTGCATCACTATCAGTGAAAGATTCATTGATTATACTGATTGCTTTTGAACCAAAATATTTGAATGGATATGTATAAGGATATTTAGTTGATTCTGTGCTTGTCATTTCGTTGAAGTCAACAATGTAGTTTGATTTTTTTATCCAGTATGAATCATCAGTTGTGATTTCAATACTTAGATATAGCAATCTTTTATCAATCAGATATTTTGATTTGGTTGATTTTGTAAGATAGCAGTAATATTTATAACCATTGATTTCAAAATATCCTTTCTCTTTTTTGAGGATGTCTATTTCAAAATGCTCATAAAATTGGTTTTTAATCTCATTAGCTTTCTGCTGATCAGCAACCAAAAACACAAAAGGAATTGTCTTTTTGACAACTCCTTTATAAAATCCTGTTATTCTATCGTTTTTAGTTTTAACCTGCCATTCAAAGTCTCTCAGATCATTGTAGTTTACGTACATGCCTAAAGAAGAAAAGTCAAGAACCTCATTGTTTGAATTAACGTGTATGATTCTATCAAGCATATTTTCTCACAATCCTTCCTACTTCTCTGCCATCTAACATAACAACGAAAGAGCCGTCATTCAGCGCTTTTACGATAATATCGTGCATTCTATCTTCATCAGATAATAAAGCGATGATTCTATGCAATGCTTCTAGGATTTCATCAGCCCTATTGTTAGATGCCTGATTAATCATCTTCATTAATGTATCTCTTCCAGCCACAACTTCAGCACCTGCTTCTCCAGCACCTAACATTTGACCATTAGACATTCCAAAGATAGTTGGAGCATCCAAGATCATTGGATTATCCATCGCTTGCGCATACCATTTAACGCCTAGTGATGGGATTTTACCCTTTAATAAATCCCCAACGTTCCAGCCGTTAGGTTTGATATTAAAATGAGGTAACGGAATATGAGGCCAAGAAATCTTAAAATTAAAGAATCCTTTAATCTTATTGATGATGGCTTTCACAAAATTAGCAGCAGCACTCATTGGAGACATGATAGCGCTCTTGATACCATTCCAAACACTTGAGGCATGTGACTTGATAAAATTAAACCCAACTCTAACACCGTTCTGCAGTTCTCCTATAATCGCCAATACTTTAGTCTTAGCGCTAAAAATAGGACTTTGAATTACATTCTTGATGTTGTTGAAAATGTTTGATACGTGGCTTTTTAGACTGTTAAATAGGTTCTTTGCCGTGTTGACAAGCGAGCCACCCATACCACTGATACCTTTAGCGATTCCACTGATAAGCCCTTTTCCTAAGTTCCACCAATTGATTGCATTCCAAACTGCGAAAATCGCATGGATAATTTTAGGGATGTTGGCAATCAATGAAGGAATAGCCATTACAAGGCCCTTGATGATTTCAGCGATGATTTTAACACCCCACACAAAAATAGTCTGTGCACTGTTAGAAAATGCATCCGCTAGATTTGCTATGATAGTAGGCACTTTAGATATTAAAGTAGGGAGTGAACTCATTAATCCTTGAACTAAAGAAAAGATTAATTTCATTCCGACACCTACTAGAATAGGAAGATTAGTTAATATCGCCTGTGATAACTGAATTAGAATATCAAGAAATCTCGACAAGAACGAAGGCATATTTGAAGATATAGAACTTCCTAAACTGTCAATTATTTTCGCACCTATCTGAATAATAATAGGAAGACTATTTATAATAGCGTTAATAAGCGCCGTTATCATCTCTATTCCTTTTGCAGCTATTGAAGGCTTCCCGCTGTCAATAGATTTTAGGAAACCATCTACTATATTCGCATTTCCTTTCAAGAATTGAGGAATCTTATTGAATATATCTGTTAATTCTGAAAAAATCGGTTCCAATATTCCTGGGAGCGCACCAATTAGCCCAGCCACTAAATTAATAGCTGCAAGAATTAATGATGGTGCTAAATCAATGATCGTATTCATTAATTGCGGAGTTATCTGTATTAGTGCATCAGGAAGCGCATTAAATACCTCTTTGATTTTTGGAGTCACATTTTTGGCAAGAATTCCTAAACTGCTAGTGAACTCACTAATAAGTGGTCCGACTGCCTGGTCAGGGTCTGCTAAGCCATTTAACAAGTTCTCCCATGAAGCTTTAGTCATCTTCATCGCGCCGTCGATGGTTTTCATCGCTTCTTCGCCAGTAGTACCAGTTATTCCGAGTTTGCCTTGAATAGCGTTAATTGCTTTGTATACATCACTTAAATTATTAATATCATAATGTATACCTGTCAGTTTTTCAGCGTCTTGTAAAAGTCGCTCCATTTCTGACTTAGTACCGCCGTAGCCAAGTTTCAAGTTATCGAGCATTGTGTAGTTCTGCTTAGAGAACCCCTGATAAGCGTTTTGGATATCTTCCATGTTGGTTCCCATCTTATTCGCATTATCAGCCATATCAATGACAGCCATATTAGCAACCTTAGCCGCTTCTGTCTCATTGGCTGTTGATTGCTTTAATGCTGCAGCAAAAGAAGTAATAGTGTTCATATAATCATTCGCACTCATTCCAGCCGTCTTATATGCTACTTTCGCATTATTCATAACGTCCGTCTGTGCCTGTATTAACTGATCATATTTTCCTTTTGCTTGTTCAACTGTCTGTCCAATCTTCTGTGCATAATCTTTTAGGCTCATGCCCTGAGCACCAAATAAGGTTTCGACACCACCAACTAACTGCTCATATTCAGAGTAAGAAGATACAGCGAACTTAGTAATAGTACCTATTGCAGCACCTGCTGCAGCAACTCCCTTAACTGCTAATTTTCCAATCTTAGGAGCGAGTTCTCCTATTTTGCTAACGTGCTTTTCTAGTTTGCTCGATTCGTCTTTTGCTGTGTTAGTTGTATCTTTTAAATCCTTCTTTGTCTTATCGACACCTTTTAGACCGACAATACCAAAGAGTTTAAATAATTCTAACATTTATTTCCCCCTCTCTTTTTCTTAAAGATTAGGATTAAAACTGTTAAGAATTTCATAGGAGTCATTTATAGTTGTTTCCATCTCTTCATCGGTCATTGTTTCAGATGTTTCAATTCCTGTGTTTTTCTTCCACTTAGACATCATTTCATTTTTAAAGTCAGCAAATGACTTGTCATAAACTTTTGATTTCCAAATGTCGTATAACTTCTCGTCTGACACATTGTCAGCAAGCTCCGAAATGAACTCTGAAAAATTAGAAAAAGAGATCATGTTATCAATCAACTCCATGGGGTTTGAATATCTCTTGTAAACCAAATCCATGAAGCCGACTTCTCCTATTTCAGCAATCCAGAAACAACCTTGTAAAAATCTTTGAATTCATCTTTTTGAAAGATTTCAATAATCATCTGTGCAAGTTCTGCAAGTGATAAGCATTCAACCTGTTTTCTATTTAGATTACTTACAGCTGACAAGAATTCAAAAACCTCATTTTCACACTTGCCAATGTTTTCAAAAATGACAGAGACACAAGAAAGAATGATATTGAAACCAACTTTTTCAGTTAGTTCCTCTTTTGACAATCCTTCTTTATTTTCTGCTAGTTTAGCAATCTCATTCGCATTAAAGCATTTTTTGAATTCCATGATACCAAACTTATTAATTAGTTTAATGATTAAAAATGCATCTGTTGCTTTTAGTTTTCTTAATTTATATTCCATAAATAACTCCTTTCAATTCTTAATTTAGTTATGCAGCTACAGCATTAGGGTAATAAATGTGATAAGGTAGTACATTCTTATCAGACTGCTCTAATTCTGCATAACATTCAAATTCTGCTTCAGGTACTACCATCTTTTTATTTTCGCCTTCAATAGAAAGTCCTGATGTGCATAAAGCTTTATCAAAAATAACAATGATTGGAGTTCCATCAATCTTCTTTCCGACATACGCTAGATTTTCGTAATAATCGCCTGTTTCAATCTGCGGTTTAGATACTAATTCTGTATATCCTGTCTTTCCAGCGTCCGCTGCTTCTTTAGCAAAAATAGATTTCTTAATAAAGTCAGGAGTAATTTCTGCCATTTTAAACTTCATTTTCGCAGTTTCTCCAACTTTTAGGGTACCACCAACAAATTTAACAGTCGCTCCATCAATATCTAAATCTAATAATTCCGGAGTAATTGTTACTGATCCACCACCTGAAGTGGCGCAAAATAATGATTCTACAAAGTTCCATTTATTGCCTTCGTATTTCAAGCCTTTGTGAATAGTTCCAGCACCTAGCATAATATTTTCAGGTGTTTTCGCTGTAATACCACTTGAAGGAATGATTTCATCTGCCATGTATTTATACCTCCCATTCCTGAATAGTTAAATTAACCTGTATTTTCTGTAATTCAATATCGTCTACACGAATCGGCATTGAATAGTCATAATGTACTGCTATGCCTGTTCCGCTCGGTAAGATGGCTCTCTTATCCTTGAGAGCCTTTTTAATAATTTCCTTTTGCTTTTCTAGTTCTAAATAACTGCCTCTTGTGACACCTGTAAGAATAAAAGTGGTTCCTTGGTAATTGGTCTCTGCACTGTATTCATTTTCTAAGTACTCGCCAACCCAATAAGGATATTCAACCTTATCAGTCTTGTAATAAAGAAAATGATAGTTCACAAGTGGTTTTAATGTCTTAGAAATAAATTTCAAGCCTTCTGGTGTCATTTTCCAATATCTCCAAAGATTTCCTCGGCTCTTGCTTGAATCTTTTTCTTAGAGGAGTTCTTGGCTTTCTCGAGCGCTCTTGATGGTGCTTTTCCTGTAGTAGTAACCCATCCGTATTTAGGATGCTTATACTTCCACTTGGTTTTTCGGCCGTTTCCTTTTAACGCATATTCACCTGTGCCGAATTCTTCCCATATAGCATTCTCTTCTGCTGATCCAACAATACCAATCATATTGTCAGCATCTACCACGTGCTCCCACGAGTTTTTTAACTGACCAGTGTCCACTCTGGTGTTTCTTTTAACTTGTGACTCAAGTTCTCCGCTTGCTTCTTCCAAAAACTTTAAAGATGCATTCTCAATTTCATCGATTATAAACATTGAGTTATCTTCAAACTGTACGCTCATCTTGTGCTCCTTTGTACTGTAGATATATCTCTAAGTGTTGATGTAAATTCATCGGATCATCAATGAGAGTTACATCATAGACTTCACCATTTACAATCAATCTTGAGTTATCAGCCTTATAGCCTTTTAAGTCCTTATAATCTAAGTCCTTATAATCACAGATGAAGATATGAGTTGATTCCTGTATCTTAGTATTAAAGTTAGTGTAATGACTATCGCCGCTTGATAAGTCTAAGAAGCCAAACAAAGAGATTGATTCCGCATAATCTTCAATGGGCTCACCAATATCATTAAATGAATAGACGCACTTTTGAAGAACTGCTGTAATATTTCCACCTATCATGCTCAGAATCTCGCTTTCATATAAGGCTTTAGAAAGCCTGTGAGAGACTTTGGATAGCCAAGAGAGGAATTATCCCCATCCATATTAAAGTAGGTCACAGAGTGTCTAGAAATTGTTTCTGACTGTACTCCGACCTTGCTTCTATTCTCTTTATCCCATTTCATGAGGTTGATAACACCCATTTTAATGTCGGCAGGATATTCAACTTTGGTACATAAGACACGAGCCTCATTATTGACAGGCTTGTCAACCACAAAGTCACGCTCATTTGCTTCTGTAACAGTATATAAAGCATTATTGAAAAATGAATTAGATACCTGTACAGTGTCACCGACTTTAAAATATTGAGGACTATTAAGAAGAAAACGACCGTCTCTAATATGGGCGGTCGTTCTAAAAAAGCGCTGTTGGAAATTATTATTAGTGTATTTTCTAATCATCAATTCTAAGGCTTCTAATTTCATCTTGATGATTCCATCAGATTCATCCGTATCATTCAAAAGCCTAAATTCTTCAATTGTCATGATCATAGAAAATCACCTCTTTTCTTATTTTTTAGCATTGCCTTTTGGCTTGGCTTCTGTTTTTGGTGCTTCTGAAACTGCTTCAGTTTCTTCTTTCACTTCTTCTACAGTGTATCCATGTTCTTTGAACCACTGTGCCACCCATTCGTCATATACTTCAGCCTTGCCATAAGCAAACTGAACACCTGCAGCACCGATGCCACAGTAGTCTTCAATAGGTGTCTTCACTTCATAATGTTTCTTTTTATCCATAGTCATGCCTCCTATAAGATTTTAACGTTTCTTAATACTCCAGCGCCTTTTGTATTCTTTAAGGCAACACAAGCAACCATTTCAACTTCGCCCTTCTTAACTGCTCCTGGAGTGTTGAAATCAGGTAAATAAGTATTCACTCCGCTAGATCCTGTTAAAGTAACACCGTGGAATCCTTTCTTTACATCGAACTTAACAGCATAGATATCTGTTAATCCTGTCACACTTGCTTCAGAACCAACTTTTCTAGTCTTTAATCCGATGATAGGAGTTTCAACAGCTGTTTCTCCTGAAGCAGTTACAACGTCTCCTAAATCAATTAATCTTACTTTATTTTCTCCAATAGTAGTAACGACACGGCCGAAAGCTTCTTCGCTTTCTGTCTTATATCCTAATACTCTAGCGACAGTCTGAATTTTAGACTTCATATCTTCATTTACAAATAAAGCATCTGCGCCTGTTCTATTGATTAATTTGATTAATGCTTCATAGAATACACTGGCATTTTCTTCTAGCTTAGCCATTGTTGATAAGTCATAGTAAGCGCCTGTGTTAAATTCTGTTGTCTGACCAACTAAGAACTTGTCTAAACCGTCAAAGGTTTCAGAGTTAGTTGCTGAATCTCCATTGATCATAGCATTGTGGAATGTTCCAATTGCTGAGATGACCTTTTCATCAATCTGGTATGCCATGTTATCGTACATGCCTTCTGCATCCTTGATAACACGGTCAATTTCAAAAGCGCCACCGAATACCTTTAGGTTAACGGCTTTCTGTTCTAATTTTGCTTCGCTAGAAGCATATTCAGTATTTAAAGCACGGAATGCAGTGTTAGAAGGCAATTTAGTCTGTACATATCCATATGTTAATGTAGAGCCTCCACTTGGTGATACTGCATTATCGAATGGTAATAATTCTAATACTTCGGAATGTCTGATAAATGAGTCAACTACCTGTTCAGCGACTTTGTCATGCATTCCAACTTTCATGTCTTTTAATAAAATTGGCATATATTAATCCTCTCTTTATTCTTTATTTTCATATCTGTTTCTGATTGCTCCTGTCAAAGTGGTTGGTTCAGGAGTATCGTCGGTTTTGCCACCTGGTAAGTTATTTTCATCAATTTTCTTAGATGTTTCGGCTTCGAACTGATTAGGATAAATAGTCTTTAAATTCTTCATTTTTTCATCAATGCCTTTTAACTTGCCGTTTTCGTCAAGTTCAGCCTTAAAATCACTGTCATTACCTAATTTAAAAAGTAAATAATCAATGTCGTCAGCCTTAGCACCAGCTGAAAGAAGTTCAATCTTTAATGCTGACTCTGTCTTTGCTTTTTTTAGTTCTTCCTGCTGATTTCTGATAGTTGTCTCAAATTCTGCAATCTTAGCAGCCATATCTTCGCCTTTTCCGGCCGATTCTTTTAGACCTTCAATAAGTTTCTGAGCGTCCGTTAAATCGGTATCTTTCTTATTTAATAATTCCTCAAGAGCCGTATATTTGCCTTTATCAACGTATTTACCACTTGCTAGATTTGCAATCTTAATCTGTTTATCCTTATTTGCTTCATTGCCGTTATATGCATTTACTGCATTAGCCACCTGTTCAAATAACTCAGTGCCTAGAATATCCTTAAGAAAATCCATGTAATACCTCTCTCCGCTACGTTTTTAAATCTAGTGTCTTCTAGTGCGGTCGCAGTTTTAACATCATGCTGGATGAATTTTTAAACCTTTTAAATGCCGTGTTCAGGGCAAAATAAAAAGAGCCTACGTCTAGCCTCTGTTTCTATTTCTGTTTAATACATTGTTTTTATTCTTGTATTGCGGTGGATCATGAGAAAGTTCTACTGTTTCATAGAACTCATGACCGCATATCATGCACTCATAGTGCGTTTTTCTGATTGCACAGCCTCTGTTTTTATCAAAGTATCTTTTTGATTCTACTTCAAAATAACAGTGTCTGTGCGGTCGCAGTCCTTCAGACATTAAATACCTCCTTTCAGAGTAAAATAAAAACGGTTCTGAGGAACCGTTTAAATAACTTCTACTTTCTAAACATTAATAGTATTTCTTCTGTTGGCTGATCCAGATGGTGTTCTTGTAAATATTTTGTCAAACCACGCAAATCATACGGCACCGGTTTTGTACTACACTTTTCACCATCTTCTAAATCCCCAACATATATGCCTTCGAATCCATCTTCTTCTGTCGGATCTGGTATTGGCTCAAATTTATTCTTCATCATTCATCCCTCCAATTGCACTTTGCTAATAACTCTTTTGCTGCTGCGGTATCTAAATAAAAATCATAACCACCTACATATTTTGCACCTATTTTACTAATATAATAATTTAGTAATTTACTATTTGCAGCCTTGCTTTCAACATAACCATCATAACCCTCATCAAACGAGGCCTTTGCTGCAATAGCAAATAAATGGGCACCGATTCCTTTATACTCTTTATCTTTCGTTAAATGGCCGTTACTTTTAGGATTGGCAACTATCCAATGAATCTTTATAGTTAAATTTTCATGCACAGGTTTATACGCTATAAGCCCTTGTATTTCCTCGTTACCTTCTGCGAATATAGCTTTTATGATCTGATCATGTGGAACCTTAGTCCAATTAATGACCCATCCGCTTGTCTTATTATATCCTTTTAATTCACTTCGTTTCATTTCTTTCACAGTAGTATTAACCACTCTGCCTGTTTTGCATTCAATAAGGCAAGGCGCGAACCCATCTATTTCTATGTTTATATTACCATCATCATTTGAGCTTTTCAATCTGTTCGATGTCATCAAGTATTTTTCTCTAAAGTCTCGAAAATCATCGCTCTTATCAAGCCCATAATATTCGGCTCTTTCTTTCAGTGTCTTGAGTTCGTCAGCATCTAAAGCCCATCTAGCACGCTGAAGGAGCGCACATCTGCAGTTTACATCCTGTGAAGCAATCCCAAAGCCTCCAGGATACATAACTTCCATATCATCTACCACAAAAGGCTCGTCTATTTCTGCAAGCTTCCCATCAAGAAGCCTGTGCATTGGTCTAGTTCTTCCATCTAGTGTAGCATCCCACTGCTTGACTACTTCACAACCTTTGGCTTTTGCTGCATGCTGTGCGTCATTTGCACTAAGAACCTGTATTCTATGCCCTTCTGTTCTAGCAATCCTCATTGCTTTATTAAAACCAATATTAGACGCTCCATCTATGTTTCTAGCAATGTGTGCATAAGACGAAGATGTGGCTATACCTCTTGAGATATGCTTTGCAATCTGTTTTTTGAGAACTCCAACATCAATACCCATTCTAGTATACAGTGGTACACTCAATTTAGTATTTAATGTCATAGCCCTTGTAACTTGCTTCTCATTGATAGGAGTGATTAATGGAATGCCTTGCCCCTGGATATCGTACATGGTTCCGATATATCCAGTGTAATAGGAATCTGTTAGATATCTTGTAATACTGTCATAAGAATCAATGTTTAAATTCCCAATTAGTTCATCTAACTGCTTTTTGAGATTTTCTTGAAACTTCTTCTGATATATCTGAGATTGAAGCAATGATTTCTGCCTATCATCTAATTCATCATAAACAGAAAGAAGTAAATCAATCTTACCGTTTGAAATCCTTATCTTCTGTTCTACTTCTTTGGCTGCATCTTCATATATCTTTTTTAATTCCTTCAGAAGCTTCTTCTCTTCTCGCAGTTTGGCTTTTTCAACTTCTAGCTGTCGCTTATTCATCTGGCACCGTCTTGTTTAACGTATCGGTCACATCATCTACTTGCTCATACGCTTCTTTTGGCTTTGGGAGTTTATCTTTGATTTCTTCATAATCAATGTCCAACTGTTCACAAATCAATTTAACAATAGTCTCGTTATCGATTACTTCAGCAAGTGAAAGAATAGTATTAATTTCAGTCTGTCTCTTCTGAGCCTTTAATAATTCAATCTGTGCATTGTCTGATTCATTTGTTATGATTTCTTTTTCAAAACTGTAATAAACATCATCGATATCATAATCGGTCTTATTGTTCTTGTTAATTTCCTTTAGAACAACCTCAAGGATGTTATCCAGGAACTCCTCAATCCTTGCCTGCAGCTTATTACACTTAAGATCTAGAAGAGCGTACCTTGATTTGATGACTACGTTTGTAACATTGCCATCGCCCACCTGTGCAGAATTAAAGCCCATGCCAAAACGATAGATATTTTCTTCATCCTTATCCATGTTCGCAACTCTCGCTTGATAAGGTACTTCAACAGTATGAACTTCAAGCCCTCCACCTTCTGGAACTCCCATCATCTTCTTTGTTTTCAGATTAGTTTGTAATTCTTCAAAGTCATTCCCTTCAAAGCCCTTCACTATATAAATTGGATTGTCAAAGTCGGCTAAGTTATTGGACAAGCCACAAGCCATCATGTCATAATCATCAATCAACGACTTAATAGCCTTGACTCCTGAATGCTGCTTCTTGTTATTGTCTAGTCGAAAGAAAGGTATATAACCAAAATTCTCATAATAAATAGCATTGTCGCCATCTTTTGTATAAATAACGTGTGGTCTTGGATTGATACGTTTAGAATCGTCTAAAAGAAGTCTTCCGTTTTCTTCCTGAACATAGTAATATGTCTGATTTTCATCCCATACCTGAATACGTTTAATTGCTTTGTTATCTTTGGTTAGTTTATCGATGTACCAATAGATAACATATGCACATCCATCATCAGTCTCTCTTTCTCTGACTTCGATAACTCCTAGAGAATCAGCACGCTCGAATGTTAATCTGCCTTTCTTGTTTACGTAGGCATACATATATTCAAAGCCTTTAGTGATTGCACCTGTGATTACTTCACTAAGAGCATTTTTGAATTTTCTATTGAAATACTTATTTAATTCTTTCTGCAGTTTAGTGTCATCTGAGTGAACTATGCCGTCTTTTCCGCTCAAGATATACTGTACTTCCTGGTCCACCAATTCACCAAAGAAGCCGTGACACTTCTTAACATTGGATCTAGTTGTATCTTCGACTAAAACACCGTCCTGATTATAGTAGAACATTCTATAATCTAAGATATCGTGTTCAGACTCATAATAGCGTTCTCCGACTCTTGCGAGTCGTTTCTTTTTTGATGTCTTATCATCATTGATAAACTTCAAGATTTCTTCTTCTGTCAGCATTCAATCACCTCTTTTTCAAAGTCATCAGCTAAACCAACAATATGATCAGCATAATTTCCAAATAAATCGCACATTGTTTCTTCTGTATAGCAATCCATTGAGAAGCCTAAAGAAAATAAAAAACAGTGACATAATTCATGTATCACTGTTCTTCTTGTTAACTCCTTAGACATTCGTTTTCGAATATAGATTGTTTGTTCTAGAAACTTCGTAAGGCCTAGGATAGTGTTATCACCGTCGTTTAAAAAGTCCTTATCGCTGTCGGCATATTCCATTGTCCAGTTGATTCCATTAATACTAAATTCCATGTAGTTATCTCCTTTACAAAGTCCACTTTTTCTGAAGTATTTCGTACTCCATGGCATATCTAACCGCATCTATAGTGTGGTTATTCTTATCAGGAAAGTCGCCTCTGAGGTTGCCGTCCTTATCTTTTTCAATCTCATATTCATTAAATTCCCTGTAAGCATTAGGGCATCTAACAGGATCTATGATGATTGATTCTAAGTCCTGTAAGAACTTAATACCGTTTTTTACACTGTCAGGGCCTTTCTTGGCGCCTGTTATTCTTAATCCTAACAGTTTGAATTCGTTTATAGTTCTTGGTTCAGCTGAATCGGCAGTGACCTGATTGTTAAGTGGGTTAATCTCTTTGATAAGTTTGACGGCATCAGCATTTGACAGCCTAGTGCCATATACTTCATCAAAAATAAAAAGACGTCTGCGTGTCTTATCATAGTTAGCTTTGATAAAGGCCAAAGGGTCACCAGCATAACCAAAGTCTAGTCCGAATTTCAATCTATCGAATACCTGTATTTCCTCGGCGGTTATCTCTCTAATATCAAGGTTTATGAAAACCTCGCTACCTGTACCAGTTACTTCACCTAAGTAGTCATGATTGTATTTTTCAATATTTGTTTTCTTGGTGTGCTCTGCTTCGATTAGAAACTGCTCCCCAAGCCATTCAGGAGGCGCCTGTAAGTAAGTTGTATGAGAGACATATGTATCATCCCTTTTCACTAGAACTTGCCTGTTGCACCAATTACGTTGTGACTCAGGAGGGTTGAAAGAGTAAAATACACAATATTCATGTCCACCACGTAAAAGTGACTGATTGATATTGGTTATTTTGTCATATGTTTCGAACTCGTCACATTCTTCATACCATACGTATTTAACATATCCGATGTGAACCTTTGTTGACTTCATTTTTTTAGGTTCATCGGCACCCTTGAATATTATCTGCTGTCCTGTTGGCATATAAGTCATTTTTAATTTAGACTCAGGTATTAACCAATCATCTTGAGCACCTAACTTATAGATGCCCCACTTAATCTGTTCATATACTGAATCTCTGAGCGTATCTTTTACTCGTCTCATAATGACTGCATTACTCATTACACCTCGCTGAGCATCTCTCATAATGCCTAGAGGTATCTCAACACCTATAAAAGAGGACTTTAAAGAGCCACGGCCACCTTTTAACCAATAATGCGTATAGTCATTGTTTTTTACATGCTTATGAACTTCATAGAAAGCCGGACCGATAGTAGACTTTAAACTAACCCTAATCTTATTCATCTATATCATCCACAATCACTGTCTTGCCGTTCGATGTAACATCTACATTGTCTTTGAACATGCCGAATCTCTTTCCAAGAAGCTCTGCAGCTTTAAGCCTTTCCTTCTCATCCGGAGGCTTCTCAGTGACCTTCTGCATACCATTGCCACTCATCATCAATACCGCTGAGGCTGATTCTCCTCTTAGGACTGATGTAAGATACTCCATCACTTCCTGGATGTCAGCCGTGTTCTCATTGTGAATCTCTTCAAGTCTTTTGCTTATATAATCAGAAATATCTTTCTGCTTAAGAAGTGTATTTGCTCTTACTGCTGCAACATTATCATTCTTGATAGTAGTGTATATCGTTTTATAGGCACGCGTACCATTTAGATCTTTCAGATACTCATCTGCAAACAGTCTCTGTTTTTCTGTCATACAATTAATACGCCTCCTTAATGATTCTTAATGTAAAAAGGACCAAACTGTTTAGCCCGGTCCTCTTATATATATTTCTGTCTAATACCATACTAGCACCCTTTTAAGTGCTGTGCGCTTCTGATTAATGCAGATTAATACAGTTTAATAAGAATTAATCAAGAATAATTGAAAGTTCTTTAATCGCATCACGCAGATAAGCAAATACAGATGTATTAGAACACTCCATGATATCAGCAATGTCATATATCTCTAAGCATTCTATGTATCGATAGAACAACACATCTCTTAGAGTCATATCTTCTATGCTTTCAACTGATGCTCTTATACTGCTCATTTCTTTAAGATACTTATCCTTCATCATGATGTAATCGTTATTTGTTTTTGGCTCTGCGTATGATCCTACTGAAGAATCATCATAAGGTATTGATTTAACATTGATTAGCTTGTTATCAATATATTCTATTCTATGCATCATGTTCTTGTAGTTTTTCAAATACTGTTTAGTTTCTTCTGTAGTCATTCATACACCTCCGAGAATTATGCAGTCATCAAGATCCAAATAAGCACTGCTGCTATCATTATAATCCAAATCATCATATCCAATCTCCTTTAACCAGACATCATAATCATCCAAAGAATGATCATGAACGTAATGAACACAAATATCATCTTATGAACTCCTTCTTAATCAACCAATAGCATGATTGCGTGTCCTCTTGGCGAATCATTTACTTCAATATGAGTTACTAACATATCTCCAAAATGGTTATCCATGAATGTGTCACTATGAGTGATTTCCCATTTTGTTCCTTGTATACAAAAATTCCAACTTTTACATCTAATGTCAAAGAGTTCATCTTCATCAACTCTTGTCAACATTTCATTTACTCTCATTTCTTAAAAACCCCCTTTCCTTCAGTTCAGCAATAGTCATTTTTCTTAGAAGAGGTTCGCTGTTAATTCTGTTAAAATCTTCAAGAAGTTCATTGTATTTTTTGTTAAGTTCTCTATTTTCTTTCTTTAATTGTGCCCAATCATAAGAAAGTTTGTCATGTCCTTCACAGAGTTCATCATATTCTTGTTGTAACTTCTCTTTTTCAAGTTGCATTTGTGCAATGTGAATTTTGGTTGCACATTCGACAATCGTACTTTTCAATCCGTCATAATCAAGGCCGTGAATGAATTGGTCATACGCTGAATCTGATACCATTTTAAATATTTCTTTATAAATCACTCTCAACCACCTCACAGTTATTCAAAACCCCTTGAATTAATGTGGGTTCTGAGTCTTCCCAATTTGTAAATTGAAACAGATTACTAAAATCATATAAATTTAGAAACCCTATTTTTTCATCACTGATAGTATTCCAAGCATCATAGTCTCTCTTATGAGGACGTCCTTTAAACGCAATCACGCGCTCACTTTTTTCTCTTGTGATGTATCTATAATCTCTTTTATATAAATATCTTAAGATTTCATATTCTACTTTGCTCAGCTTAATAGGCTCTTTGTATTCTGATAAGAGCCATTTCATTTTCTCGGAAGAACACGTACCGTTATCAAACAAACACCCACGACATTGCTCCACATCATTGCATCTTGTAATTACAGTTGGATTGTCTGCCTTAAGCGCAAAATATTCGTGTTTATTTGTCACCGCCAATATTTCGTCTCGGTACTTTTCAGCGTTAATCATTATTGCTCACCTCGTTCTCTTTTATTTTTGAATCCGCAACTAATGAAAGATAGAACTCTAAGACACCTTTATGGATGTTTGGCGCGTTTCTATAGATGCTTCTACTATAAAGTTGCTGTAAGCCGTATTTTGATGCAGCTTTTTCCCAAAAATCATACCCACCAATGATTAAAGCGTTTGTGATTGCCATTTTTAGCGCTTCCTTATACATTTCAAGATGATGAATTTCACATTCTGAAATAAAATATTTATGTTTTAGTTCTGCGTTTTCTTCTTTTAAGTATTCTATCTTTCTTTCTAATTCGTTCACAAACTCACTTGAGTATGTAATTTCTTTTATTTTTTCTTGGGTCAATGTTGATCTTCCTTTCTAAGCCATTCTTTTATAGCTTCTATATTTTTGAGATCGCAGAACTGACAACTTTTAAACTGGAATGTTCCATATCCAGGATATTCTGCTTCCATATTTCCATGATTGCATGAAACTCCATAATATTTTTCAATCAATTGATAACAGCATAATTTAATTAGAGGGATTCCTAATACTGCATCCAGTTTCTTTTCGTCAACTTTAATCATTGCCATGTTTTTTCTCCTTCAGCCATTCTATAGTGCTTTCAACAGTAGTCAAAGGGCAGTCCTGACACCTAATGATACAACTCTTATACTTAAAAAGGTGATAATTCAAATCCATGCAAGTAAATAAAGACGCATTAACAAAACGTCTCAATTTCTCTTCATCTACTTCAATGCGACCCATCAAGAACACCTCTAATCTTTTCTAACTTATTAGTCAGTTCTCTATTCTGACATTCAGAAGATTCTAAATCATATTCTGTGTCTGCAAGAACGCTCTCTAAGTTGCTGCAGTACTTCTCTAATGCTTTGACGTAATCATCATTCAAACAAATCCTGCCGCTTCTATTGTCATAGCATAGAAAGTCCTCTTTTTTAGGTTTCTTCAAACCATCAACATCATACTTACTATCTGGTTTTTTAATCCATTTGATGAAGTTTTTCTTTGAATAGAATGGACAGTCACCTTCACAGTCTCCGATGTCACAAGGAACGTTAACTCTATTTCTTGTTAGAGAATTATTAAAGTGTGAGCATGGAGCAATTCCGAATACTTCATCATCCGCCAAGAAGTCAGCGACTGCTTCTAGCTTCTGACTACTCACAAGTTCCATGCTTTTCTGTCTCCTTTCTCAGTTCTTCTTCTTTCTGAATTGCCCTTTCTATTTCTCTATTGATTTTTAACTTTTGATAGTCTTTAACTTTATCAATATCCAAGTAACCTAAGCATACTAACTCAGCAATACAGATAAGCACATCAGCCACTTCTTCGTGCAAATTTTCTTCATATTTATCATGAAATCCATATCTTTTTACTTTTGTAATAGATTGGATTAGTTCAGCACACTCTTCTGATGTAATAGTGAGAGTTAGATCATCACTATTAATATGTGCCACCTTATCCAATCCTAAAATTATGCTTTGTGGATATTTTAATAATTCCACTACTCTTCCTATTTCTTTAAACATTCTTAACCCTCCAATACAAATGTGATCAACTGAGCACCTAGAATATTAGCTAAGGTTTCAGCTTCTAATTCATCGGCGAATACTTTTGCCTTTTCTGCATTTTCTTTTAAAGTGACAGAATCACTTGATGTATTAGTTACATATAATTTTCCTAACTTTACCAGATATAATTTTTCCATTTGTTTTTCTCCTCTTTTTTAGGATATAAAGTCAGCACTGCATACTGTTCTTGTGCGTATGCCTCATATCCTATAATTTGATATTCATTTTTTAACTGTTCGATTAAATCCATTAGCTGCTGCATAGAATAATAATCGACTTTCTTATATACATATTTCATAATTCCTCTAATGAAATGTAAATTCCTGGAACGGCGCTCCAAAATTTTTCAATCACTTCGGAAGCCACTCTTGAATCATTAGTGTAGAAGCCTAACTCTTCTAAGATGTCTTTTAACATCTTATTTAAATTATCAGTATCAGGCTTTGTGTATTTATACTCACCATCCACTTTGTGACTTTTGTTTAAAGGAAAGCACCATTTAACAATCAGCTGGCAAGCGTGATCAATCGGAACACTAGGAGTGTAAGGTGCGATTGCATCTCTTAATTTAACGTATGCCTGTTTCTGTTCAGGACTTTTATATACTCCATATTTACCAATTCTATGCTCCTGTGCTGTAATTGTTGGAGGAATCATCTTTATAAAAAACTGCATTGTTTAATACCTCAATTCTTTCAAAAATCACTATTTACTTGATAAGCGTGACATACACTTATAGGGGAATCTTAAATTCCCTATAAGTATGTATGTACGATTAGCAATAGTGAAACGCGCATATATATATATATATATATATATATAGTGTGCGCGCAACATGTGCGCATTACATTTTAATGATGGTCGCATTGTCATATTTGAACCCCTCTAAATCACCTTTTTCAATCCATCGAGGAATATTTCTTCTTAATGCTCCTTGTGTCTTTCCCATCATCAGACCACTTTCCGCAAGTTCTTTTACAGTCACTTGCCCATCATGATTTAACTGTTCGAAAGCATTTAAGAATAATTCAATATTTTCATCCTGTTTCTTCTTGTTAGTCTCATTCATCTTTTCGAATTTAGATTTTTTCTTTGAACCTTCAGGACGGCACCCTTTTAGCAAGTTGCTATTATCCAAGAAGTGAATAGGATATTTAAAGAAGCAGTTGATAGGGTCAAATGTGGCAAACTCTCTAAGAGTTCCAGAAATTTGAAGGGCAGTGATATGTTTAGCTTCATCAACTTTTAATTCAGTCAGATACTGCAATTCGTTCATCTGCTCGAATCCAAGCATTTCAGCACAGTAATCATTCATTGCTTCAAAATCATGATCATCTGTTTTCTTAGTCTGATAGATGTAAGTTTTCCATTTAGGTACATACTTATCAAGTACAGCATGCATTGCTTCAACTCTTGCTTCATTAATGAAGTGTTCCTTGACTTCTTTATTCATATCCAGTTCAATCATATCTAGCAGTGCATCAGGGTCTCTTGCGAAAACTCCTGAACCACTCGCACGGTCCATTGACTTCTTGCCACCTTGTGCACCCTTTGAATGATGATGTGCATAAATCACAGATGCACCAAGCGCATCAGCTATCTTATCAAACTGATTACAGAACTTAGCCATTTCACTGGCACTGTTTTCATCTCCTGTTATTACTTTATAGATTGGGTCAACTACTACAGCGATATACTTTTTCTTTTCTGCTCGTCTTATTAGCTTTGGTACTAACTGATCTAGTGCGGGAGTTTTCCCTCTCAGGTTCCATATGAAAATTCTATTTGCATTGTTGGGAGTCAATCCTAAAGTCTGATAGACATCTTTAAATCTGTGAAGGCATGAGGCTCTATCCAATTCGAAATTGACATATAGCACATCTCCCTGCTTGCACTGTCTGCCCATCCACTTAGTGCCTTCAGCAATTGCGATACATAATTCAATTAATGAGAATGACTTACCACTTTTTGAAGGACCGACCAATAGCATCTTGTGACCTTGTCTTAAGATTCCTTCAATCAATTCTTCGGCATAATCAGGAAGATTAAACAATACATCAGCCAAATTTTCTTCATCGGGTAAATCGTCATTCATTGACTCAATCCACTCTACCCAGTCTGACCAAGTCTCTTTTCCTGTGTTAGTTTCAATGATAAATTGTTTATGATCACCACGAACGCATCCGGGCATTCTTGAAAGTCTTGATGGATTCTTATTCTGACTGTCAACTTCTAAGCCGTTCTTATCGCATATCTTATATAAGTAACTTACACGTTCTCTATATTCTTTATTGTCTGAAGCATCAACCTTGACAATAGCGTGTATTGACTTTGCACCGCTATATACAACTGCTGCAACAGGAAGTTCTAACTGATGGATAATGGACAATTGCTTTCCGATATCCAAGCTGTCAGATTCTACAAGAGCATATTTAAATGATGCTATGTCAGTATTTCTAACACCTTCACCATTAAGTGGATTAAATCGAATCCATGCTCCTGCTGATTGATTGTAATCTCCGATTACGGCTCCAATGTCGCCATTGCACGAGTGAAGCCCTTCAACAATCTGCCCTGCTGTCATTCTGAAGTTTCCGCGATTTCCAGGAATGAACTTCCCTTTTTCGTTTTCTATTGAGGAAACTACAAAGCCAACATACTCGTCTGTGTCGAATAGAGTAGTTAAATATCTAATTAACTCATTAGCTGGATTCCAATTCGAATCACTAGGCTCATTAAGTTCAATACTATCTATAGAGTCCTTATCTATAATATTGCCAATTTCATCTTCCCAACCAAGAACGCCTTCATTAGGATCTATCTTTTTTTGAGGAACAAAACCACCTCTTTTAGCATAATCAAAGATTGTTCCGCCTGTGACAATATCCCCTGCCGTTTCATTGAAGGAATTCCATTTTGTAAAGCACTCTCCTCTTTTATATCTTTCTGAATCCTGAGCACTCCAGGAATCCCAGTCACTTGCTTCATAGCCCTCATGCTTGAGAGCCATTCCAACATTAGTCCATTCCTGATAGGAAAGTTCAGAAGGGTTGATATAGTCAAGCAGCTCTAATAGATTGTATTGTTTCATTCTTATTCAACTCCTTCTGGCTTATAAGTAGAAGCTTGTACTCCTTTTGGAATTCTCCAGCTATTTGCAGAAATTCTAGAAATCATAGAATTAGCATCTTTGAACTTCCAAGTTCCAACATTTCTGAATCCTCTTCTTTCGAGGAATCTTACCTGTTTTGGAGTTGCAAGTCCTTCTTTACTTCTTAACTTCAACCTGTCAATCAGCATTGAAGCATATCCAGCATTAGGAATTTCGTTAGACTCAATCCCATGTGCTTCTAAGTATTTTAATTGCTTTTCATTGGCAGGAGCACACTCCCAACCGAAAGAAGGAACATAATTCTGCAAGTCTTCAGCTTGTATACTCATTGCATACTGCAATGGATCAACTAGTTTCTTCTTGCGTTTTCTCATTTCTTTTAGCTGCTCAGCAAGTGCTTTTTCTCTTTCTTCTTGGACATCCTTCAAGGCTTCTTCTTCAGCTTCTTGAATATCCATCTCAACTCCTGCACTGTCTTCTAGTTTCTTAGTCATTTTTCTAGCGACTTCATCACTATTACAGATAAGTGAGGCTGGATGACATAGTTCATGTCTTTCGCTGTGCCAGAGAAAATCCAATAAAAGTAAGTCTTTCTTTCCTGTCTGAGGCGATAGTCTTGTACCTCTTCCAACCATCTGCGAATAGAGACTTCTTACCTTTGTTGGTCTTAATACAATGACACAATCCACATCAGGACAATCCCAACCTTCTGTTAATAGCATTGAGTTGCAAAGGACATTGTATTTATTTTCTGCAAAGTCTTTTGTGATCTCATTTCTATCTTTGGAATTGCCATTTACTTCAGTGGCTTTGAAACCATGTTTGTTTAAAATTTTAACAAACTTTTGAGATGTAGAAATCAGCGGAAGAAAAACAACTGTTTTTCTATTCTTGCAGTACTTTTCCATTTCACTAGCAATCCCCTCAAGGTAAGGATCTAATGCGCTACCAATATCACTTGCCTTGAAATCACCAGCGCTCATTGAAACGCTTGATAAATCCAAAGTCAGCGGTATAGTCAATGCTTTGATTGGCACTAGATACCCGCTTTTAATTGCTTCTGGTAAAGTATATTCGTATGCTAAAGTTTGAAAGTAAGATCCTAAGTTCTTCATATCTCCTCTATCAGGAGTAGCAGTAACGCCAAGGACTCTAGCGCTGTTAAAATACTCTAATACTTTCTGATATCCATTGCTTAAAACGTGATGGGCTTCATCAATGATTATTGTGTCAAAATAATCTCTCGAAAATTTAGACAATCTTTTGTCATTCTGCAATGTCTGAACACTACCTGTGACAATTCGAAACCATTTGTTAAGACACGTTTGTTCAGCTTTTTCAACTGCGCATCCAAGCCCTGTAACTTTCTTTATTTTGTCAGACGCCTGTTCTAATAGTTCGCCTCTATGCGCTAAAATAAGAACTTTATTTCCTTCTTTAACACAATCCTCAGCCACTTTTGCGAATACTATTGTTTTTCCACAACCTGTGGGAAGAACGAGAAGGGTTTTTTGAGTTCCCTTCTCTTCCCACTCGTTGAAGATGGCATCATGAGCTTTCTGCTGATAATCCCTTAACTGCATTATTTCCAACTACCGTTTCCCCAGCCTTGTGACTGAGTTGGTGCTGGAGTATCACTGATCACGAATTCTTTTACATCATTGTAAGTTGAACCGTTATATTCTCTATGAGAGATTTTAACTGTTCCTGTCTTTCCAATGATGCCGTTCCAATCAGGACGGAACGGAACTCCTTTCTGCTTCATTCCGATACATTCAAAGAATTGGGCAATTCTCCACTCACATGACTTATGAAGGATTAAAGAAGTTGTCACTTTTACTTCTTTTCCTTCATATTCAATTGTTAAAGTAATGTCTGCTTTATTGCATACAACAGGAATTTTTCCTTTGCCTGAGGTCTTAGATCTAACAAAATTATCTTTAATGATGAATTGATAATTTCCAACTGGCAATAATGTGTATTCTTTGGCTTCGGCTGTAATTTCATCATCCCAGCCCATTGCCCCATCATTTTGAGGCATCTGGTTATAATTATTCTGATTGAATCCATTATGATTGTAGTTATTAAAATTGTTATCCATTTCTTAATCTCCTTTTAAAATTGAATTTCTGATTCTATAATAAAATCTTTTAAGTTGCTCCAATTGCTAGCGATAAATTCCCAGAAATCATTAGGCATATTTTCAATAGGAGTATCTTTTGGGAAGAATCCCTTTAAGAAGATGACTTCCTTCAATTTCTCAACCGAGATACTGTCACATTTCATCAAATCTCTTACTTTAGAAGGAATCTTCTGATATTCTTCAGACTCAAAATCAATAGCACTCACAGGATTATTTTCTTTAATCTGTGGTTCTTTTGGTTCAACAGGTACATTTACCTGTGTTTGTAGTTTTTCATCTGCTGCAAGAGCACTCATAGGTTGCACACTATGGACTTGTTCAAACTGATTTCCTGTCAGACTTTTTTCTACAAAAGGTCTAATGACTTCATAATTGAATTCACACTCTTCAGGCAATCCATGACGGTTTTTTGCATCCCAACATGGTTTATGTGTGGTATACATCATTCTTTTGCCGCCAACTGCTTTACCTTTGCCGTTGTTATCAACTTCAGAAACAAATGTCTGATAGTTAACAAATAGAACCATATCAGCCCATTCTCTAATTAACCCAGATGATTTGCCTCCTGTTTTCTTGCCAAGTTTTAACTCATATCTATCATATTTTCCTGTCTGATTTGGCTCTTCAAATTTTCTAATCTGACTATGCGCAGTTAAAACAATAGCCATATTTCCAATACTTCTAGCTTCTTCGAGTAAATTTAAAAATCTTCCTTCCTCTTCTTCGAGGTATACATACCCATTTCCATAACCAAAGTCTTCGATTCCTTTTAGACCGGCTTTTTGACAGATGTGATCAATTATTAATCTTTCACCCCAGTCAATAGAATCAATGACTAATGTTTTGCATAATTTATTTTTAGCTGCATACATAACTTCTTCTTTTAACATCTCGTAAGATGTAGGTTTCGGAAGTCTTCTCACGTTCATAAAGTCTGTAGACCCTTCAGTATCAATAAATAGTGGCTCTGGAAACTGCGCTGCAAAAGTGCTCTTTCCAATTCCTTCAGGACCATAAACCACTACTTTTAAAGGCTTATCATTTATGCCTGATGTAATTTCAAAATTCATTACCACTTCACTCCTTCCCAAGAATTAGCGTTCGCTTTTGGTTCTTCTTTTACTTCTTCTTTCTTTTCTTTTTCTAAATTATTTTTGGCAACATAGCCATCTTCAATAATGATTGAACACTCGTCGCCTGTGCTCACTCTTGTAGCGATAGCCTGTAATCCTTCAGATTTTAGCCAAGTGCCGAACTCTGTAAGAGTGTTCATGTCCATCTGCTCCAATTTATCTAATAAGATAAATCCACAATTCGGATTGATTTTTCTACAAATAGCAGTTGCCACTTTTAACTGTTGGCTTCCGCTCATGTTATCCCACTCTTGACCAAGATAAGTGATTTTTCCATTTTCGATTCCTAGTCCTTCAAGAGGAAGATCAGCATTATTTAACAAACTAGCCTTTTCTTTTCTGATGTCTTCTAATTCATGAGACTTAGAAGCATATTCCTTTTTGAGGTCATTGGCTTCTTGCTCTGCTTTTTTCTTTTCTAGGTTCGTGCGAACCTTAATATTAGTGTCATCAATCTCTTTGATGCTTCTTTCAATTTCATCCGTAGGATTGTCTACTAGACTAGAAACTTCAACAGTCGCTTTATCTCTTTCCTTGATAACTTTCAAATACTCTTCATTAAGCGCTTTTAACTGCTTGTCCAAGTCTTCCATCTTTTCTTCAATGGCTTTTGACTTAAATTTACACTCAGCAAGATACGCTCTTTTTCTTTCATTGCTTCCATTAATTGCTAGCATTTCTTGCTGCTTAGCGATTAATTCGGAAGCTGAAACAATCTTATCTGGTACATTATCGTAATGGACCATCTCTTTAGCGTGTTTTAGTTTCTGATCAGCAATTCTTCCGATTGCTAAGCGGTCATTGTAGACTGCCTTTTCTTTTAAATCTAGCCTTGCTAACTCGTCACCAATTCCGATAATATGCAGTAATGTGTCAGCTTTTTCTTTTTCTGAACTATTCATAAACTTTGGAAGGTTCAAAGCCAATTCACTAATGAATGAGTCCAACAGGTTCTGACCTGCCTTCATGCCTGAAGGATCAGTAACCTTTAAAGCTGAATTCTTTCCTTTTCTTTCAACTACAATTCCATTACTTAATGTAACTTTTAGTGATGCTGGAACATAGCTTCCTTCTCTAGTTGGCTTAGATGGCTTGTATTTGTTTCCACCAAGACACCACGTGATGGCATCTAACACGGAAGTCTTTCCGTTATTATTATTGCCACCGATGATAGTTAAGCCATTTTCAGATGGCTCAATCTGAACCGCCTTAATTCTTTTAACATTCTCTAATTCAAGAGAATTAATCTTAATTGATTCCATTTAATTATTCTCCTTTTCACACTTGAATCCTTCAAATAAAGAATCCAAATCACTATCAATGCCGATAATTTTGATAAGTGCTCTTGATGCGTCTTTTGGTCTCTTCCAAATAAACTCAACAATCTGTTTGAATGTATCGTTCTTGGGATCATCTTCATTTGTTAATTGACCTTTTTTAAATGCGTCAATTAAAAGTGACATCATCAATAGCGTTTGATAATTAGTACCACCATTTTGAATGTGAACCCCTCCATCGAATGTTTCAACTTTAATAAATGCTTTCTTTTCCATAATTTTCTTCTCCTTTATTTATTTCTAATAACAACGAGCATGTATTCAAGAATGATTAAGTTCATGCTTAATGATGCAACACTTAGAACTCTCATTCCTATAGAATTCCAGTTATTGCCACTTACAACTCCTGAAATGAAACTGATTAAAATAATTAAATTAGATACGATGATGATGCCTTTTTCAAATCTATTCATATCCCATCACCTTCCTTCTTAATTTTTGATACTTTCTAGTTCTACAGATTCTAGGAAATCCGTATTTTCTCCACATTCTTTTTAAGAACGGGATTTTCTTTCTTGGTTTTCTTCTTTCCATAGAAAACTCTCCTTTTCTGTGCTACAATAAGCACGTGATTTTGATATTTTTTTAAGGGCACACGATGGCAGTCGTGTGTTCTTTTTTTTTGTGCTCATAAGCACTTAGCGCCAAAGAAAGCATTTATTTGATCAACAGACAAATTATTTAAAAAGGATTGATATATTCAATGTAAGATACACATACGAAGGGAGTTTCCAAAAAAAATGAAAACGAGACATTCTACAATATTATTATTTGCCTTCTTTGGCCTTAGGTGCCTACGAGCAACTAAAGCTACTTATTCAATTGTCTTTCTTTTAGTGAGCTCCTCTACCACTGCTGCAATCAACTTATCTGAAGGAGCTCTATAATAATTGTTCATGTAATCCATGAAAGCCTTTCTAGGGATGTAAGTACTTCTTTTACCTGAGTCATGTTTTACTACTGACCCAGGCATTACGCCCTGTTCTATAGCGTTTAGGATGAAGTCTCTACTTTTCTTAGTGATTCTCATTACTTCCTCAACGCTGATACTCCATTCATCCATGATGATCACCTCCTATTGAAGGAACTTATTAATGAAATACTGTTGACCCTTACCAGTGACTTTTGGGGTCTTAGTTGTGATATTCACTCCTGAGCCGTTGACGTAAGAGCCTTCCTTGATTTCAAATAGACCGAGGTCCATAGCCTTCTGTGTAGGCATGTTGTAATCAGTGCCCTGGCGCTTGATCAGATAGCCTTTTTCTCTGAGCCATGCAAATAATCTCTTCTGACCCATGTCAATGCCATTCTGCTTTAGAATCTTTGCAAGTTCACCAACGAGAATAGATGTATGGCTAGTTGCTACTGCATCAGCAAATACAACCTTTGGCTTCATCTCCTCGATTACTTTATCCTTAGCAGCTAGAACGTTCTGCGCTTCAATCAGCGCTCTAGCCATTAATTCCTGTCCGCTTAGTTCCTTCACTTGGTACTGTCCCGTTTTTCTTAATGCTGGGAGTACTTCAGATGTAACCCAACGTTTGAATTTCTTGGCACTTGGTAACTTGCTTGATAGAACTAAGCTGTATAGACCTGATTCATTGATGACAGTCATTTCCTGAACACCGCCAAGGGTGCCCTGAATTGGGGCGTCCTTTTTATCTTCACTATCAATATGGGTTGCAATGGCATTTCTAGCCTTGCTATATCCCAATGCTTCCGCAACATCTTTCCCAACAAACCAAGGCTCATTGTTGAGCAAAAGACTTCTTACTTCATGACTTTCAAAATTAAATAATTGTACTTCGTTCATTTTGTTTCTCCTTCCTTGATTTTAATTCTACTATTAGTAGAGTAACAAGGTAAAAAAATACAATCCAATGGGATTCCATATAATTGTGACATTTTATGCATTGAAGGAATTCCAGGAATTGTTTTTCCGTTTTCCCAGTTAATTATAGTAGATCTTGAAACTCCTAAATTAGAAGCAGCTTGCTCTTGCGTGTAGCCTGCATTAACTCTAGCTGCTTCTAAAGTGATATTAATTTTTTCCAACGGTATTACCTCCTACTTCTTTAATAAGCCAATTAAACAAACAATAACTACGATATTTAGTACAATTTGTAATGTATCAAACATAATTTGCATAATATTATCTCCTTTCGTCTCTGATATATATTGACAACAGCGAAACAAAAAGTTAGTATCAATCAGAGAGAGGAAGAACCTCTCCCCAACCGTTATTTCATAATATCTTTTATCAAGTTAATTATTGAAATAATAAGGTTGATGATTGATGTAGCAAGTGCGATGTGGGTCAAACGCAATTCGTACTTGCTTTTTCTTTTACGCTTTTTCTTCACTGATATGTCCTCCTTTCTACAAATACTATTATACTCTACTTTTAGTAGATTGCAACAAAAAGTAGAAAATATTCTACAAAAAGTGTATTGTGTTACTCTTATTGTGGTATACTATATATAGAAAGGAGTGAATTTCATGTCAGATGACAAGTATAAATCTGTTTTTGCTGATAACTTAAATAAATTAATGAGAATCAAGGGAATCACACAGACAGACATTATTAATGATTTAAAAATTAACAAATCTACAATTTCAACATGGTGCAATGGTTCTAGATTGCCTAGAATGGACAAAGTACAATTAATTGCTGATTATCTAGGAGTTAGTAAGTCAGATTTAATTGAGGAAAAAGAAACCAAAGAAGAAGCAATCAATTGTAACAACATCTATACACTAGACAAGATTAAACTTCCTATGCTAGGTAAAGTTGCATGTGGTGAGCCTATCTTTGCGGATGAAGACAGAGAAAGTTATATAATGATTGGTACTGATATTGGTGCTGATTTCTGTCTCCAATGTCAGGGCGACAGTATGATAAACGCAAGGATCCATGATGGTGATATTGTCTTTGTGAAGAAAACTGACATAGTAGAGAATGGAGAGATTGCTGTAGTAATCATTGATGACGAGGCTACACTAAAAAGATTCTTCTATTATCGTGAACAGAATCTAGTTATTTTGAAACCTGAGAATCCAAAGTATCAGGATATAATCCTTACTGGAGAGCAGTTGGAACAAGTCAAGGTTATCGGAAGAGCCGTCGCATTCCAAAGCGATGTAATTTAAATTGATAGGAGGATTATAAATTATATGCAAGAAAAGAAAATGAAATATCAAAGATACAAACGTGGACAGATTGTATTGATTGACTTCAGTCCTTCTATGGGTAGTGAATTGCGTGGCAAACATTTTGCAATTGTAATAACAAAGAAAGACTCCCCTAATAATGGTGTCTTGACTGTCATACCACTAAGTTCCAAAGAAAAACCTTACTATTTAGATATAGGAAATTTTGTTTCGAAACAGGTTTATCCGCAATTATTAAATATTACTAGAGAATTATATACAGCATTAGCAAATTTGGATTCATCTGATGAAAATGAATACAACGTTGAAGACGTTCAAAAAGTCATCAATAATGTTAATGAATTTAAAAAAGTCGCAAACATATACATTAACAAGAATAAAAAATCATTTGCATTGGTACAAAATATTACAACAGTAAGTAAAATAAGAATTAAAAAACCTGTAAATCATTATGATCCAATCAAAAATTTGATTGCTGATAGTCTGATTCTTGATTTAGTTGATAATAAAATAAAAGAATTATTCATCAATGATAAATAGCAAAGATATAATAACGAGGTTTGACAATAGCCGCTTTGTGTGATAACATCTAATTGAACAAGAGCTATACGCTATTGTTATTTACACAACGGCCTAGCGCCATTGAAGGAATCTCGTTAGAGGTTCCTTTTCTTTTTATAAAAAAAGCACCCTAGCGCCAACTAGGATGCTGATAGTGATACGCCAATATCACTCATATAAAAGAACCATCTCATAAAGTCCTTTTACGTACTCAATTATATCACGATTGGCACGTTAAAGGCAAACAACTGAAAGGACGTGTCATATTATGCCTAGAAACGCTAGATTTAGACGCAGACCGAATAATACAGGTACCGTAGTTAAATTATCGGGTAAGAGAAGAAACCCCTACTGTGCAAGAGTTATGAGCGATGAAAGAGATATAATAACAGGCAAGAAGAAACAGATATGCATTGGAACCTTTGCAACTAGAGAAGAAGCATTGAATGCCTTATCCCTCTACTCATTAAAGAGATCAAGCAGCATAACGAATGAAGAAGCAAGAAACCTCGCTCCTGATCTGTTTGACAGAATACAGGAAAAGACTCAGAAGAGAGTACCAACATTCAAAGAAATCTTTACTATCATAGACAATGAAACCTTCAGCAATAGAACCGTAAAAGGACACAAAAACATTCTGAACGCTTTCAGTCACCTTGACAGGCTGTCAAATATGCCTGTCAATATAATCACATTAAGAGATATGCAGAACATATTTGATGAAATGGATACTGGTGTAAGTGTACAGAGAGATATGAAGCTTATCTGTGTCAAAGTCTTCGAGTATGCAGTAATGCACAAATATATCAGTAGAGATGATGATTATTCTACTTATATAAAAATAAAGAACCTTCCTAAGTCAACAATGCACAAATCCTTTACTTTAGATGAAATAAGAAAACTCAAGAAACTAGATACACCAGAAGCGCATGTGCTGCTTATTTATATCTATACAGGGTGTAGGCTTTCCGAACTCCTCTCACTTGATAGAAAACAGATACACATAGATGAGCCTTGCAATGATGATGGAGTAGAAAGAAAAATCAGTTATATCATTACTGGTTCTAAGACTGAAGCCGGAAGAAACAGAATCATTCCGATTCATGAAGGAATCAAGCAGTATGTCATTGATGAACTAATCGTAAGGAAAGAAAGACTATTTGATTCCAAACGCACATGGTTTTACATGACTGTACTCTATGCCCTCAATGATCAGCTAGGCATGAACCACAAGATGCATGATACAAGAGATACTTTTGCTTCTCTTTGTCAGCTTTACAATATTGATATTTATATACGTAAGAAGGTTCTTGGGCACAAACTGAATGATATCACCTTTGATATCTATACCAATGCCTCAAAAAATAAATTGTGGACAGAGATCAATAAGATTAAATTTTGA